TTATGATATTTTTATTTTGCCTTGAATTTCTTTTATAGCTTCTTGTTTTTTGTCAATAGAAACATCTGTGTAAATATTCATAGTTGTTGATATATTACTGTGTCCTAAAAGTTCAGATATAGTTTTTATATTAGTTTCATTCTCAAATAAACGAGTAGCGAATGAGTGCCTTGCTATATGACAAGAAAAATGTGGTAATAATTCAGGTTCTCTATTCTCTGATTTTGCTATTTCAGTTTCACACTTATTATAAGAATTAACTATATTGTTTATTGTTACATTAATATTTTTATATTCATATAAATTGCCATTTTTATTTGTGAAAATAAAACCTGTATATCCATCAACTTTTAAAGTATTCAATGTTGAACTAAGCTGAAATTCTCTTACATTTAGTAAAGCTTTTCTGACTTCATTAAGCATTGGTATAAGTCTGATACTTGTTTTAGTTTTTGGTGCATCTATGTACATTTTATATTTTTTATTTGGAATTTTTATATATTGTAAGGTATGATTGATAGATATAAGATTATTTTTAAAATCTATATCATTCCAAGTTAAGCCTAATATTTCACCTATACGGCAACCAGTACCGAATAAAACTGTAAACAATGGCAACCAACCTCTATACTTTGAAGATTTGATATATTCAAAGAATATTGATTGTTGTTTAGTGGTTAAGGCTTGCTTTTTCTCTGTATTATGGCATTGTTTTGTGAGTTCTTTAAGAATATTGTTACAAGGGTTTCTTAAAATTATTTCATCATTTACAGCAAATTCAAAAACACTATGAACTATTTTATGAAAATTTTTTATAGAGTTTCCAGTATAATTATATTTAGTTATAAGTTCAGAGTAAAACAATATAATATCCGAGCGTTTTATATCTTTTATTTTTAATCTTCCTAAAAAATTTTTAATTCTATTATTATAGTTTGACAGATATAAAGCTGCTGTGCTTTGTTTAATTTGTTTTATTTTTTGAGAATACCATTTTTGAAAAATATCGTCAAAAGTGCTTGAATCAGATAGAACACCTAATACCATTTCTTTTTGTTGGACTATTTCTTTCTCTCTAAGTTCTTTTAAATTTTTTGCATAAATGGATTTTCTCTTACCATCTCTTCCTTTATATCGGTATTCATATCGACCATCCTTTCTTTCTATTTCACCATCTTTTAAAATTCTACCTTTACTGTCTTTTCTCTTTTCTATCATTGTAAATTCCTCCTGTATAAGAAAAGAGAACCTTTATGACATATTTATTATACCACAAGATTCTCTTTTCTTCAATTATTAATTAATTATATTGAATATTGTCTAAGCAAATAATCTTCAAAAACTTTTCTTTTTATTAAACGCTTACTGCCATTCCATAATACGAATTTGCAATCATTATCATTGGTTAATTCTTTGATTTTGTTCTCACCTATATTAAACAGTTCAGATGTTTCTTTTACTGTAAGTAGAATTTTTAAATTTATTGGAACAGGAATTATTTTATCACTCAAATTATACACCTCTAATTTTATTTATGTAATCTGAAATTTGTTTAGCAATTTCTTGAACATTCTTAGATTCTACATTTATTGTATAATCTACCTCCTTTTCAATACCATCAAACATTCCAACATCAGATAAATTTCTTCTATAACTTTCTTCAATATCATCTCCTCTTTTTAAGATTCTAATAAGCCTTTCTCTACGAGAAACATTCAAATAAAAAGCATAAAAAATTCCTCTGGTTCTGCATAAACTTCTTAACCCTGATGGTGTTAAAATCGCAATCTGATTTTTATCATTTATAGCTGGAAATTGGTCTTTTGGTGTTCCATACTGCCAATTATTATATGTTGCAGTTTCAAGAAAGAAACCTTGTTCTTTTAAATTATTAAATTCTTCATTTGAAACAAAGAAATAATCTTTGCCGTTGACTTCTCCTTCTCTTGGTAATCGTGTAGTGTATGTAACTATTTTTTCATAATTATAATTCTTACAAAGTTCATCTGCTACACTTGACTTTCCACAACCTGATTCACCTAATAAAATAATAGTCATTAATTTTCTCCTTTGTTTTTCTTTTCTATAAATAATAATTCTTCGGCATAAGGCAATTCTTTTGCCCAACTAATAAAATTAGGTTTACTTGAATCGTCTTTACCAGACCATTCATTTAATTTATGATTCATTCTTTGGTGTATCATATTAAATACATTTTCGTAAGTCATTGTAACTGTTCTTGTCTGTAAATAACTTTCTGGAAGTATTTGAAGTATATGTCTCCAAATACTCTTATTTTTTGTTTTTAAATATTCATTACGCAGTTTGTTTAGTCTATTAATTATATATTCCCAATCTTTTTCCCATTCTTTTTTATCTTTAGTAGATATTTCTTGTATATTATTAGTTAAAGCATCTATTTCAAAATCATTTAATTCAAAAGGTTTTGAAATTCCTTTGTGCATAAAGCTTGTTGAATTTGCAGTAGTTCCTATCTTGTATGTTTCTTCCTCTTTCCACCAATAAAGTGGTGCTGTAATATCTACGCTAACAAAAATTTGTCGCATAAACTTTCTATGTTCAGAACCAGCCTTAATAAGTGTTTGAGCAAGTTTTAAATCATTCTCGCCAACGATGTAATGATATCTTCCTTGATAACTGTCCTTTCTATCCCAACTGTTCATTGGGTTTCGCATACCTCTTAAAGCACCTTCAAAATTAAAAACTTCTGTATTCTCAAATTTCATATATTATTCTCCTTAAAATAAATTACAACCTTGTTCTATAAATTCCATATTCTTTTCTTCATACTTTGTTTTTGTAATACCAAGTTGTTCACATACACATTTTTTACATAATACATCCCTATTATCAACCTGATTCTCATATCTGCCAAACAATTTAAAAAACATAGCAATTTCATTTTCTTTCATCGGCTTCCCACATTTGCCACAAACTCTATTAAAAAATTTTTTTGCCATATTTTCTGATAAGCCTTTTAAATTGGCATATAATTTTATATTTTCATCAGATTGTTTTTGTAGTAAATAATAATTTTTACACATAGGTGCTTTCCAAGCACCATTAGTCCACTCTTCCTCAGTCCAACCAAGCCTTTTGACTTTGGCAATTTCGTAATTTTTAATAATAGCCCGTCTAAACCATTCATATTGATATGGATAATAAATTTTAATAAGTTCATCCTCATAAACAGACGAATATGGACAAATTAAACAACCTACTCTACTGCTTCCTATTAAATATCTTCTGTTAATAGGTAATTTTTTAATTAACATTAAAAGCCATACATCTATGTTTTGTAGGTCTGTAATAGGTGCAAGTTTAACCCATTTTTTAGGAAGATTAGATTTGCCAAATAACTGAGTATCAAAAACAGTATCCATTAAAAATTCGTATTTAGCTCTTTTAGTGCTTTCAAATTTGCGTACCCCTAATACTTGCGCTATTTCGACATTATTATCAAATGTTTTTGTCGCTTGACCTTCTTTATATGTGGAGCAACAAGACCTTCTAAATACACTTGGAAAAATATAATTTTTATTTTTAATCCATTGTCGCCAACCGATTTTAGGATTAATGATTCTAATATTAGGTATTTGTTTTATTCTCTTATAGACATCAGCTGTTTCATTACTGGTATTAAAAAATATAAATTCATAATCAGGTGTAAATTTTATTTCTTTTAACATATCATTCCATACAGACATTGTTAGTTCACTATCTTTACCACCTGAATGAGAAATTTTATAAATTTTATTAGGATGTTCACTTACATATTCAGCTAATCTATTTACACAATTATCATATAATTCATTTATCCTCTTACTTTCTCTGTTAAGAGTTTCTGACATTGTAACAGGTACATAATCTTTAAATAATTCTCTATTATCTTTTTGAATTATGAATTTGCCGCCATTTTCCACTTTGAATTTTATGTATGGTTTATTTGAATATAAATCCAAATAAACTGTTTTTGTACTACCACCAACAATCCAACAATCATCAGGAAGTGGAATAATCTCAGGAATGTGAGTTTCTATAAATTCTTTTTCTTGTTTAAAAATAGGTTTGGCTTTATATCTATTTTCTTGAATGTTATCACTTTGTTTTATTTTCAATATATTATTCTCCTTATATTATATGTATTTTTCTAATAACCAATATAATATTTCTCCACGAACAGTAAGTTCATTTTCTTTTATACAATCCCATTTTTCAAGCATACCCTCAATTAAGAGATGCAAACAGTTTCCATATATGTCGATTATAGAGATTGTTCTTCTTGGAATTTTATCATATGTTCTTATTAATATATCTAAAATAATCAAACAGGCAGTATCAAATTCTTTTGATGAAAAATTGAGAGGCAATTCATACGCTTGTATCAAAAAGAAAAACAATAATTCTTTGATTTCAACTTCTTTCTCAACATAATCAAAAAATTCTCTTTCTGAAGAACCCCACCATCTTTTATCTGTAAAATTTATTTCTGGAGGTGCTATTTCAGCTAATTCACTATCTTTACTTATGTACTCAGCTATTTTTGATTTATTCCAGCTCATTTGTATCTCCTTTATTTTCCTGTTTACGCAAAGCTTTAAATCTTTGACTTGCCAATTCTCTTTGTTTATCTGATACTTTTCGTGGTGGTGAAATTTTAAACCACTTTTTATTTATTTCAGCCATTATAGAACCATCTTCATTTATATAAGTTATTTTTACATCATTAGGATATTTCTCAGAATATTTTTTGATTTTATTTATCCATTTTCGTTCAGAAGATGACATTGTAAAGGTTTCATCACCATACATATAATTAGTCGTAGTTTCCATTTCCGATTTAGGTATACTCATTGTTTCCTCTCCAATCAATTTCAAATGCACTTATTAAAGCATTTAAATTTTCATTATTTTTATCAAAAGAAGTAAATATATCTGAAATTTCTTTTGGAGATAAATGATTGATATACTCAATACAATTATCTAAAAAATCTAAACTTTCTTGCTTAGTCATTAAAATATACCTCTTTTAAGTTGTTTTTCTAAGCCTATAAAACTTACAAATAACTCTTATTATATATTTTTTAGGTATAAGCTTAACTAATATTCTACAACAGCCATATAGTTCATCTGGATTATTATTATAATAAAAATTCAGTTCTTTGAGGAGTTGATTTATAAGTTCTTCTTTTGTCATATTTTCAAGGTGAATAGAATAATCTGGATTTACAAAACTTAAAGCCTGCCCACATCGAGGGCAATATGCAAAACCAATATTATTGTTGATTGATTTACTAAGATAATTGTCACAAGTAGGGCAATAAAGATTGTCTAATTCAAAACACTTTGTGATTAAAATATCTTGTTTATTTTTAATTTTAGGTTCTTTTGATTCTTGTTTTTTAAGTGCTTTAATAATAAGCTCTATTGCTTCAGTGTAATCATCTTGTGTATCCACACTTTCGTCACTGGCTATATGTGATAAAAGTTTAAATTGTAATTTTTTAATTAATTCTTGATTTGTCATTTACGCCCATCCTTGATTCTAAAAATATTATATATCTATATATAGCGATTTTATTTATTGTGAAATACTATATATAGATATATTTGCTAATAAAATGTTGATTTTATCTTTTCATAAATTACCATATAAACTTAGCGTTATTAGGTAACAATTTTCTATATTCTTTTGGAATTTTACCATTGCACCAAAGATTATTGGTAGTTAATTTTCTGCCATCAAAAAATTCAACATTAAATTTATTACCATTAAAGCCCAGCCAAGAAGTATGTATTGCGTTAGGCTTATTGCCACCATCTACATAACAATTACCATTTATAATAATTCTGTTATTTTTATCTTTTACTATCTCATTCCAAAAGTGTTTACCAAAACATTCTGAAGAACATAAAATAGCACTACTGTAGCTACTTTTTTCAATTTCTTTCCCACAGATTTCACATTTCATTAACATTATCCTTTTTATTTAATTTAACATTTATATTGCGTATCTTATAATAATCAACTCTTTCACATGGGCGTAAAACACAGTTTATAATTTCTCTATCAATGCCATATTCTACAATTAGAAGATTAGAGGTGAAACCTCTTGAATTATCAGAAGCGGATATAAATTTAATAGAACTACCATTACTAAACTCAATTCTTGGATTGTATTTGCTCATACTAATTTTTACTCCTATATCCTTAATATTTACTTTTAAAATATCAATTATAGATTTTGAATCTGATATATCTCGCAAGGCAATTCCAATTTTATATTTAGGAAATTCTTCACAAATATTTGCTGCATATTTTAAAGCCGACAAAGACAAATAAAGCATTTTAGTTTCTCCTATTTAAGTTAAATTTTATCGTTTCATACACGCATAAGTTTAATCAATATGGTATTTTACTTCAAAAGGACAGCTTATATTGCATACACAATGGTTTAGAAAAGTACATTCAAACTCCCTATATCCTGTATCATGCTCATAACATATACATTCAATATAAGGACAAAATTCCCATTCGTTTTCTATAAAGATTTCATCCATCACTTATTATCTCCTAATAATTTTAAACCGCTACTTATTTTAGAATAAGTGTCACTCTGCATAAGAATATCAAAAATTGTATTAGAAAGCATATCTTTCATTACTTGGTCAGTAACATTTTTAATATTACGGTTAATGTCGTCTTTTACAGATTTCATATAATTTTCAAGTTGATGTTTGACTTCTTTTGACACATCAAAAGACTGTTTAATAAATTCATCAAAAGAAACTTCTTGAAAACTTTTTTCTCCCCAACGGTCTTTAATTTCGGTTTCAAATTTTTTATTATTCATAATATCAGAAATTTGTTTATTTATATATTCTTGGATGGTATATGTTTTAATATTTTGATTAAGTAAACCTTCTCCAACTGTAATTGTTGTTGTTTCAAGATAATTTTTTAAATATTCTTCCATTTTTTCATTTATTGTAATTTCAATAATCTTTTTATAATTTTTATCAATATATGTTGAAATCTTTTTCTCGATAACATCTTTAATTACATTATTAACATTTTCTGTTATTGCAATTTCAACAGCATTACTAAGATTTTCCATGTCTATATTTACTTTCATTAGAATAACCTCCATATAATTATCTGTAATTTAAACTATTCTTATTATATCTTTATATATAATGTTATATTTTTGATAAATATTGTATTTATTTTCGTGTAAATGTCCACTCCACCATTGTTTAAAAGCTAATCCTAAATTCAACAATTTTTCAAAATATAAAATAATATTATCAGTATCACAATAACCATATTGACAACATATTTCTCTTGGTGGGCAATGAGTAATAACATAATCAACCCCATAATTATTTTCTTTAAGTGTTTCTATCCCAAGTTGCATTTCTTCTTGATTTGGGCATTCTTCTTTCCACCAAGAAGAATGATTTACTCTAAACATTCTGCCTTGATTTACCCACTGCTTATATGTATTCTTAAACTCATTTTTATTTGCGAAGTCCGAAGAATTTAGAATCCCATCATCAATATCGTGCGAACTTGCACCTCCCATTGCAAAGAATTTCTTACTTTCAAAATCAAAGATATATCCTCTCATTAAATGATAAATATTATCTCTGACTTTATGAGCTTTACCACCATGAAAATCAATTATAGGAAATTCATTATATAATCTGTCAAAATTTTCGTGATTTCCGTCTACAAAAACTAAAGTAAACGACTTATCGTTCAACCAATCTAACCAATATCTTTCTTTTGAACAGTCATACCAAATACCACCGAAATCACCAAGGACAATAACAATATCGTCTTTTGTCATTTTCTTTTGCTCTGGGAATTTTTTTGTGTTAAAGCGACTAAAATCAGCGTGTGTGTCACCTGTTATGTAAATCATATTTATCATTCACTTTCTAATATAATGTTATATAATTTTATCATACTCTACGATTCCACATTTTTTTAAGTTCTCTAAGTTCTTCTATGCTTCCTAATTCCTTGTATTCTCTATATTCTTCAGCCATTCGATTAAGCATAAAGACTACGCTATCAGCAGTAGGATTGTTAGGTTCAACTTTATCAAAAGTTTGTTTGATTTTATTAAGCCATTCTTCCATATATAATTCTCCTTTTAATTTTTGCTTGTACTACCAATGCCACCTATTCTTTGTGCCGAAACATTATCATCTTGAGTAATTCCAAAAGGAAGGAATATACCTTGACAAAATGATTCGCTTCTGTCTACCCATAGTTCTTTTTTAAAGCTGTTATTGGTATTTGAGAATTTAACAAATATATGTCCTTCATTATTTTGGTTATTATAATAATCGCTATCTATTATGCCTAATGTATTAGATAAAGAAACACCATAGTTAAATCCGTAACTACTTCTCGGAACTATTGTTAAAACCCAACCTTCTTGAATTTCACATTTAATACCAGTAGGAATTTTTTTATTTGTACCGAAAGGGATATTAAATGGCATTGGAGATTTAAAATCATAACCAGCACTACCCTTTGTACTGCGAGTCGGAAGCTGAATGTTGTTGTAAAACTCTGTTATAACATTATCTACATATTGCTTTCCAGATTGACTCAAATTATCATAGTTTGGTTCAAATGTATCTATAAAATCTTTTCTATATTGCTCAAATGATACTTTTTCAAATTTCGCTATTTTCTGCATATTTATTCTCCTATTTTTTTATTTTTCTTCTGCAATGACAACAGCATTGTAAATAATTACTCGTTTACCATCTATATCAAATAGAATTTTATTTAATTCATTTTCTTCAATGTCACATTTACCTTTATATGTCTTTAAAAGGTTTCCTTCATAACTGTAAACTGAAATGGTTCTTTCAAGACCACCATTATACTCTGAATCCCAATCCTTTTTCTTTCTCTCCCAGCTTTCACCACAACCACAAAGAAGAAAGATTATTCCTATGGTAAGTACACCTACAATAATTTTCTTAGCAACTTTCATTCTTTACCTCCAATAACTATTAGAATGTTCTGAATTGTTTTTATTTTCTTTAGCTTTTTGAGATATTCTATTTTTATAACACGCACTTTCACAAAGACTAAGATTTAAAATATTATCAAATACTTTACCACAATATTTACATTTATAAATTTTCTTATCCATATTTCTCCTTTCAAGCGGATATAAATTTATATCCGCTATTTTTTACTTTATTTTACGATTTATATAATATTACTTTATCTCTCTTTAAACTCTCTTGTACATCTATCACTCTTTGATTTGATGAACCACACCAAGCAAGCGTAATATCTCGCTTGGTATAATCATATTTACCATCAACAAGTACATCAATCATTTTTAATAAATTTAAGTTGTTTTTCTTGACTTCTTCAAACAAATATCCAGTATATAACCATATTGTCAGATAAGGAAATTTATTTTTTAATGTCTGTATTATGTATATACTAAATTCCTTATTAGATATTGGGTCGCCACCTGACAATGTAAATCTTTTTGCAAAAGGACAATTTTGATAATATTTAATAAGATTTGTCATATTATTAGTAGTAAATATCTTTCCACCATTTTTACTCCAAGTTTGTGGATTTTGACACTCCTTACAATGATGTGGGCAAAATTGAGTAAAAACAACAGCACCTAAATTTTCACCATTTGCCACATCATCATATTCAATACCCGCATATCTAAATATTTTATTCCGCATTAATATACCTACTATGTTTTACTCTTTCCTCAACTTCTTTTCTTTTACCATCATTAAAATTACGATAATCTGTAGAAAGATAACCTGTTACCCTTCTTAATTGTTGAATATTTTTGCTACCACATTCAGGACACTTGTCATTAAATTCACCTTGATAGCCACAATCTAAACAACTGTCGATAGGAAAATTAAAAGCTAAATACGGAATATCAAGTGTATTAAAAGCATAATCAATAATATCTTCAACAGCTTTTGTATTTTTTACAAATGTGCTATCAAGTTCTATGTAAGTAATATTTCCTCCCGTTGGATATTTACAGAATGGGGCTTCAATATCTAGCTTTTGCTTGATTGAAACCTTTTCCCATACAGGAACATGATGAGAATTTGTCAGATAATCATGTGATGTTACATTTTTGATTACACCATATTGTTCTCTTAACTCTTTTAAAGCCGTCCTACATAAATTCTCTGCTGGGGTAGCGTAACAAGAAAAATTTAAATCATTTCTTTCAGAAGCTTCTGTTGCAAATTCATTGATACGCTTTACAACAGATAATGCAAATTTATGTACTTCTTTATCTTCTGCATGATTTTTACCAAATAAAGCTTGACACATTTCGGCTATTCCAATATATCCAATAGCAAGCGTATTATGTTTTAATGCTTCATATACATTTTTTTTACATTTTCTTGCATCTTGAATTGTATTATTTTGATACATGAAAGGTGCAGCTTTTGGAGATTGTTTTGCCATAATTGCAAATCTTTCAAGAAGTCCTTTTTCGCATAACTTTAATGTTTTTTCAAACGCTTTCCAAAAACCCTCAATGTCTGGAACACTGCGTTCCCCAAGACAGATACCATATTCGATTCCTAACTTAGGAAGAATAATTGTGTTTGGAACATTATTACCTCTTCCTTGTCGAGTATAACCAAGTCCATGTCTATCATATCCTACAAGTGTTCTACATCCCCATTTTATTCATACGGTTCGCAACACCGTACAGTTCTCTTTTGAACTTCCTCATTTTTACAATGAGATATTAGACTATATCATCATCTTTTTAGATGCCTATCGTTTCGATTTAAAGGGACTTATTTTAGCATTGCCCTACTGTCATTAACTTACAGTTCTACTCTACTCGCTTCCAATTATATTGTGCTTTCGATAGTCGTTTAGCTTTTATAATAGTTTGTTATGTAAACTATTAATTTAGCACAGGATTGTTCTCAAAAAGAATTTCCCTGTTTAGATAGGTTTTCTTAATAAATTACTTTATTAAGCCACAGATATATTTATGGTGCTAAAGAATGTATCAGGATTGTTGCTATCTTCATGTGCTTGCGACCAATCACAATTACACCAGTTAGGATAAATACGTTTACTCATAGACTTTAAGGCTAACTGTTTTAAATCATAGTTAATATCACCTTTATCAGCATTTACACCTTTTTTATATTGGAATATACTTATAGGGAAAATACTTGTTAGATGATGTTTGCCGATGCCGTCTATACTTGCATTAAAAATCCATTTTGTAACCAACCTGCCTTCTGGTGAAGTATCTCTGCCAAGGTTGATTGAGGTAAAAGGTCATTTTATTATCATAAAAGTTTTTTATCTTTTATATCTGGAGATTTCTCTCTTACTATATCGTTGTTAATTCAACGCAGTTTAGCATATATTTTCATCCTTATAAAAGGAGTGGACACTCTTGGTGATATTATATTCTTATTTCTATAATAAGTTTCAATCACTATGCGTTACAGTACTATTGTTTTTTACACAATAGTTACCTCGGTATTACCTTGGTAAAACATAATTTCATTTATAATTTTATCAAATATTTCTTTTTTTCTATGCATATAAATTTTTACATCTCTATATATATAATTGTATAGCCTAATAAGGTCGTTGTTTCTTGTGTAATTTATAGACCACAAATTGTCTTGTTCTTTGTAAATTTTCACTTTGTTTATTCCAATCTCATTGCTTAAAAAATCTACAATATCCTGTAAAAAATCATAATTACCTTGACATATTCTTAGGGCTTTTTTATGCACTTTTCTATTAAGTCTATTATTAAAAGTAACATTTCCATCACCGTCAATAATTCCTCTAAGTAAATGTCGATACATTTCTTTGGGTAAAAATTTAGGAAATATTGTTGAATTACTTTTTCGTTCTTTTACTCCAAACTTTTCAAGACTTTTTACTAATTTATTTGACAATATATTTATGCCATAACACCCTCTACCATCCGAACTTGGCTTTTTATTACTGTTTAATTCTTTTATAAATTTATATAATAAGTATTTGTCTTGTTCTTTAAGTGTTATATTGACTAAATTTTGCTTTGAATTTTTTTTATAAATACAACCATCTGTAATTATCAACCCTAAAAAGTATGCTTTTTCCTCTGTGTCTATATTGTCAAAGTAATTTTGATTTAACTCAGGAGAAAACAATTCAACCTTACTATATCTTTTAAATCTAAATTCATTTAAAATATGTGACACAGTTGGTATTGAATAATTAAAATTTAAAGCTAATTCCTTTAATGTCATAGGCTTAGATTTGTAGAAATTAAGTATTTCTCTTTTAGTATCTAATGCAATCTTTTTTGACATCTACATTACACCTCCTTAATTGCCTTTCGACAGAAAATCTAAAAATGAAATTATTATATTATATTTTACTTTAGGTTTCACCGATTTTGCCCAGTTTTTTATTACATATTACTATGTAAGCAAGCACTTATTTTACCTGCGAGCCTTGTCTTGATTCAAGAGTGTTGAGGTTATGATACAAAGCCTGCGTTGCCTGTTGTCCTTCTTTTTCAAGCATATCTATCGCATATTGATATGCTTTACTCCAAGATTTTGCTTCTCTATCTTCGATGCCAATATTTGAGGGAATATGTTCAATGTATTCTATATTAGCATTTTCAATATATTTCAAGCCGTCTTTAAAATGTTTTGAAAAACTCATTCTTACAAATGGAGCAAGGTCATAATCAAGATGAATACTTCCAACACCGCCAAATTGTATCTGACTTTGGCATTGGAAAGCTACTGCCACAAGTTGACAAGCTGTACTAAAACTTGTTGGAGGTCTTACATCTCCATTTCGAGTATGAAATCCATTTGTAAAAATTTCTTGAAAATTTAAATTTAAACAGTTATGAACTCCGTAAATTGCTTTCTCAAGGTCATGTTGATAAACTAACATTTCTTTATGAGCATTTGCAACATCATTAGAAAGTCCGCCAAAATCAAGTGCTATTGTTTTGCCAATATCAGATGAAGCTTCTTTTTCTCGTCCACTAAAAGACATCTCATCAACATTCGCATTTGAATGGTTATCAACTTCAGAATTTACACGAACCATAACCTTTTTAACTAAATCACTTTTCTTTTCTCTATTTTTGGTGCGTTCATTTCGATATATTATGTATGCTTTAGCAACATCTTTGTAGTCACTTGCCATAAGTTTTTCTTCTATAATGTCTTGAATTTTTTCGACTTCTATCGTGCTATTAAGATTGTAAATTTCATTTGCAATTTTCTTTTCTAATCCATTCATAGTGGTTAGACCCATGCTTTGCATAGCTTTCCGAATGGCATTGATAATTTTATTTTTATCAAACTCAACCTCGCTACCATCTCGCTTGATAACTTTTCTCAATATTTAACCTCCTAAACCACATTCAATATAATTATTATATTCCTCTCCACCATCATCGCTAATTGTCATAGCAACACATTTGCCGCCAAGTATTGTTTGAAGGACAAGACCACTTTCATCTATTAAATATTTACCTGCTTTTCTACAAGATTCTGGTGTTGCAATAAATGGTTCTGGGATAGTTACTTGTAAAATTTCTTTAGCAATCTGTTTCAAATGCTCTACTTGTACTTTGTTTGCCACTGCAATAGGTATACCAGTTTTGCTTGAATAGTCAACAAGCATAGTCGATTTTCCTGTTCGCCTTCTTTGATAAAATGTCATCATACTGTTACCTCCAAAATATATTTAAAATTATATTTTTATTTACGCATATACACTCTACTATAGGTGGTGGTCGGTACTTTGTTACCCAATTTCCTCGGTGTGTCTGCTGTGTCATATTCATATTTGAAAACCTCCTTGAAATTATTTGTACGAAAAAATCGTACACTATATATATCTGTTTTTTGAGGTATGAATTATAAGTTTGAAATAAATTTTTTATTCTGTCAACATTTGAAGTATAAAGGTATTTCTTAAAAGATTAGCCTTTTTCTTAACTGCAATATTTATTGTATTGATAGAACCAAAATGAAAACATCTTTCTCTCATTCGTGTGAGTCCTGTATATAAAAGATTGGAATTTAACATAAATGTATGACTTTTAGGAGTACACAAAATAATAATTCTTGCACTTCCACCCTGAGAAGAATGTATACTTATAGCATATCCAAGTTTAACAAGTTGCATATCAGATTGGGTATATTTTATACGAAAACCATCAAAATTTATGATTACTTCACCGTCAATTATATCTTCAATAATTCCTGATTCGCCATTTGCTATAAAAACCTCTTCTATATCATCTTCTTGTTCTTCTATATCATCATCAACTTTAGCCTTATAATTATTTTGTTTCTGAATAACTAAATCTCCAATATAATATGTAATATCTCCAACTTTCATAAATTTGCTTTTAGCATAATTAGGATTCGCTATTTTTTGAATTTCATTGTTTAATTCAATAGAACCACTGTTACCTACATTTTTAGCACTTAAAACTTGAATATCTTCTATGGAAAAACCTTTATCTAATAATTTCTTATAAAGTGCAACTATATTCTTTGTAATATTTTCACTATTAGTATCAATAAAAATATAATCACCTTTACCGAAAGAGGTCATCTTATTTTTCATTGAATTATTTAAATAAGGCTTAGAATTACGAGTATCTGTTGCTACTTTCATCAAGCCACCTTCACCATATCTAAAAATTCGGGTTAATGTTGTTGTAGGAATTACTTTACTTTCAATAAAATCATTCAATAAGTTACCACAACCAACTGAAGGTATCTGCGAAGAGTCACCTATAAGCAAAAGTTTTGTTGTTGAAAAATCAATACTTTCAAGAAGTTTATAAAATAGGTAAACATCAACCATTGAAAATTCGTCTACGATAACAACGCCGTTTGAAAAAATAATTTTATCCCATTCATCTTGAGGTGTATCTTTATTATTAAATAAGTTATGAGCAATTTCTCTATGAATTGTAGAAGCATCTCTACCAGTATATTTTGACATAACTTTAGCAGCTCTACCTGTTGGTGCAAGTAACTCATAAGCTTTATTATTATCACTTAACATATTCAATATACTTTTAATAGTATTCGTTTTACCAGTGCCAGCTTTACCTTCAAGAATAACAATATTATATTTACAAAGTTTATTCAATGTTTCTATCTGTTCATCGGTTAAAGTAATATCTCCTGTATTTCTATATTTTTTTGTATCTATATCCCAAACATTATCTTGATTATAAACATTATTTTTTATCTTTTGAGCTATGTGAAATTCCATTTGATAAGTATACTTTGAAGCAATTTCCAATGTTTCAGAATTATAATAAATTCTATCATCAATAATGGCTTCGTTAAAGCGCTCAGAAGTTTCAGGAACTAATTTAAAACACTCGCTCCTCAATTCGATTAAATTTGCTTTAGTATTACCCTTATTTTCATTTTCTTTGAGTAAAAACAATATTGCTTCTACGCACCTTTGTTTACTTGAAACAAGTTTTTCTTCAAATTTAATTACTGGTTCTTCTCCGTTTTGTTCATTTTGTTCATTTAATTTATCTATCGCTAACAATATAGAATCAGCCTTTTTAAACCCTATTCTATCTAAACTACATAAAGTTTTATATGGTTCATTTTGCAATCTATATTTAATATTGTCTACCGTCTTATATTTATCAAGCAATTTTGAAAGTACATTTATAGCAAGACAACCACTATATTCCGCAATCAAAGTTGATAAAGAAAAATTCTCAATAATTTTTTCTTTGATTTTATTAAATGTCTTTCCACCTATTCCTTGCAACCTATCTAAATCTATATCATCTAAATCATTGTTCATAACCTTATCTACAATATCAGGATATATCGCTAATATTGTATTGGCTTGTTTTTTAGTGATAATTTCTTTTAAAAATTTTTCTTTTTCTTGAATTGTTGTTGGTATTTTCCTTTCGGCAATAAAAGCCTTATAACTAATTCCGTATTTAGTTTCTTCTTCAATAGCTTTAAATCTGTATTCAACATCAATAATTAAGGGTTGAAAATCACCAATAACACTAACATTTTGATATTTATTTAATTTTATATCTGGATATTTTGTTTCATCTACTTCAACAGCATAAGCTTTGAAATTTGAATAATCACAGATACATTTTTTAACAATTCCTTTAAATTCAAATGTTTTTATTTCTTTCAATATCGTCATTCCTTTGTGTTTTCGCTTTTTCTATTCTATCTTTAGCAATATTAAAATAGTTTTCATTTAATTCCATACCAATGAAATTTCTATTAGTATTTAAACAAGCCACACCAGTTGTTCCACTTCCCATAAATGGGTCTAAAATTAGACATTGTTCTTGTGAACTATTTCTTATTATTTTTTCAGTAATATCCAACGGTTTTATTGTTGGATGTCCATAAAGTTTTTTATCTTTATGGTTTATTGGGGCAATATAATATGTTTTTGCATCTTCATAAGATTGAGGAAAACATTTTCCTTTACCTTTTCTGAAGTATAATAGATATTCTGTATCGGTTAAATATTTATTGGAATATGTAGGAAGGGCATTGGTCTTATGCCAAACAATAATATCAAATTTACATTTATGTTTACCTACATAAAAATTAAAATAATCATATATTTGCGTTTTATTACACCATAAATATATGGTTATATCTTTTAGAACTCTAATGAATTCATCACCAAATAATTCAATATCATAACCATTTGAAATACCAGATTCATCTAATTGTTTCAAACTTTGATTTAATTTTTTTATATTATTAATACTTCCTCCTTTATTTGTACAACTAATATCATACGGTGGGTCAGTAGCTATTAAATCTATACTATTATCAGGAATTTTCTTCATCAATTCCAAACAATCACCTTGTAAAAGTTTTGTTATGCACATATGTATTACTCCTCATTTTTTATAACTTCATATTCTTCTAATATCGGTTCTTTTTCGTCTGTAATTATCCAATCGTCACCAACTTTTTTTCTTTTAAAATCCCAAATAAATCCATAGATTTTCAATATTGAGAACTCTCCAAAAGGCTTAGATTTATAAATGTTGCCACGCTTAATTCTTGTCTTAAGTTCTTCACCTGATGAAATATTTCTTACTATTAAATAAGGCTGAGTAGAATTTTTATAAGTTTTAAAATCAATAACTACATAATAATTATCTGAAATTTTAGGGTTAATATACTCTATATATTGCAGATATTCTTTTTCAAATTTCATTTGTTCAACAACATTCATAGACTTATTCTCTATCTTGTTACAAAGTTCAGATAATAAACCTATATTATCTATCTCTCTATATTGAGATTGAGTTTCTTTATTAGAATATTTTTTCACAAGATATTCAGATAAACCATATGTAGAATAATTATCTATATTTTTTTTAGAAATAACACTACAATTTCTAAATGAAGGTAAAATTGTTTTTCCTTTTTCTTTAATTCCATTATAAAGGTTATAAATATTTAAAAGATATTTATTATTTCCGAAATCAGAGAAGAAGTTTAATCCTATTAGAATTTCTAACTGTCTTGAATTTATACTGGTTTTTGCTGTTATATCATCTAATAGCTCAATAAATGTTTTATAATCTTTCTGTTTTGATAATTCTAATAATTCTTCTGCAATTTTAGAATTACAATATTTGATAGATTCTATTCCTTTGTAAATTGAATTTGTTTCTTTATCCATTGTATATTCAGAAGATGATTTACCAAATTTGATTGGCAATAGTTTTATATTAAAATAAGATAATTCGTTGACTAATTTATGCGTTCTATCTGTATCGTCAGCATAGTTTGATAAAGCCACTGTATAATATTCTAATGGATAATTTGCTTTCAAGTATGCGCCATATAAACTATCAACAGCCGTTGCAACAGCATGGGCTGAACAAAACCCATACGCCATACAACTTTGAATCATACTCCATGTTTCATCAAAATTATCAATAGAACCAGTATTTTCAATCCACTTAATTTTAATTCGATTTTCTAACGCTCTAAAATCTTCAGGATGAATTTTTTTCTTAGATATTTTTTTAATCAAACCAATAGATTCTGCTGGTGTTACACCAAGCCATTCAAAATATTGCATTAAATTTTCTTGAAATATAATATATGACTTTGTAGAAGTTAATATTTTATCTAAGTAAGAAGAACCTGTACTAAATTTATCTCTTTTAATAAATCCATCTCTCCAAGGCTCAAAAAATGGTCTTAAACAAGCAACAAACATTGCCATATCTGAAATTGTTTTTGGTTTAAATTTTTTTAACAATGAGGTTGCCCAATCACCATCCACTTGATTCAAAGTGCAAGTTAGTCCTTTTTCAAAAATATCCCAAATATTATCATTTAATGATTCAAATAATTCTTTAACTGTTATAATTGGTTTTCCAATTAATTTGAATGTTTCATCTATAAGCTTATATACTGTCACAAGAAGGAAATCATCTTTGAGCATTTTATATTCGTCTGCTTCGCCAGAAGTAATCATGGCACAAATATTATCCCCAATTCTTACCACACCATATTCTTCTTGTAAATTTTTATTATCTAAGAGATAAGCACATGGGTGAATAGAGGCTGACACAACGGTGTCTACATATTTATTAGCTTCATCAATAAATGGTTTCCACTTATTATCATTAATATAATTTTCTATTTCTTTTGCAATTTCATTATATTCATCGTACTCAAGTCCATGAGTTCTGCATACATTACGAAAAGCTTCACCTATTTGCATAGTTCCATAAGCAATCATAGGATAGCATCCATATTCACCAAGCAACTCTTTGGCAGCTTTAACAAATGGTTCTTGTGACACTACATTATAATCAATATCAGGAAGTGCATGATTTTCAAGAAGTCTTGCTGTACTCATAAATCGCTCTGGATATAATTTAATATCAAGTTTAAATCTATCTAATTGAGTCATACCAAGTATCTTATTGATATAGAACCCCCCACAGCTCCCACGCCCTGTTTTTGTCAAAACGCCATTATATTTATTAACTGCTAAGTCAACTAACTTTTCATTAAGCAAGAAATAATCTGCTGTGTTTATTTCTTTTGTATCTTCGATTACTTTCATTTCATCTACGATACCACGCTTATACATATTTAACTCATCGCCAATAATGTTTTCTTGTTTGGCAATAACTTTAAATTTTTTAGCAATATGTTTTTTTAGTTCATTTATTTTTTCATCTGGTGTAAAATTAGGATATATACTTGGCATTTTAATATTCTTATCAATATCAATATCTTCACAATTCCTGAAAATAAGCGTATTTGCCATTGCTTCGATTATTTGTTCATTAGTTAAAACACCTTGATTTTTAAATCTATTAAACATAGTATCATAATCAGGAAAATCTAATAAATAATTATCTTCATTGCCATAATCAATTCCTTTACCTTTTAAAAAATTCAATCTATCTTTCGCTTGTTCTGGATATATATAATGACTATCATTGGCTGCAATAAGTTTAAGATTAAATTTTTTTGATAATAATAAGCATTTTTTATTTGTAGTTATCTGAGTTTCTTCACAATGATTTTGTACTTCAAGAAATAAATTCTTTCCAAAATGTTGCATTAATGGTATAAAAATATTTTTAATTGAATCTTCATCTTTTAAAATACCTGCAACACAAGCTGTAGTAATATATACTTCATTTGGATTTAACTTTAATAAATCCTCTATAAAGAATCTTGGCTTATAATAAAACCCTTCTATATTTGCTTTGCTAACAATCAAGTTGACTTTTTTTCTTGCTACATTATCAACAGGAATAATTACTATATGATAATTTCTTTTATCTTTTTCTAATGGATTTTTTACTATATATCCTTCTATCCCATATAAACAACGAATATTATTTTGCCTACACAAGGTTAAAGATTCAAAAACATCTCCGCCAGACCCATGATTTGTTGTATAATAGCAACCATAACCTAATTTTTTTATTCTGTTAATATAATCTATTGTTTTAATATGGGTGTCTGGGGTAAATATGTTCGATATAGAATCGTGTTTATGATAATTTTCATATTCCTTAATCATTTTCTACTTTACTCCCAACAATTTTGTAATTACCACATTACCAATTATTTGTTTTTATTATTCCTTTCTCTATTCCTCATCACAAAACATTATCTAACCAACTTAAATCGTACCATTCTGACATACTTTCATTAGATACATCTTTCTCAGCATCACTACCAATCCCATCAAATAAATTTTCTTTACCATTTTCTTTGTCTTTTAACTTTTGAAGATATTCACCATAAGGTTTATGTATAGTACCGCTATATCCACATAAAGTAGAAAAATAATAACTTTTTTCCTTTATATCTTCTTCATTATCCCAAAATATCTTCTCATTTTGATTTTGTTGATAATCTTTTTCTCTTGCTTCAATGTCTTTAATTGTAGCAATAATATCATTGCTCCATTTATCTATAAGTTTTTGTGTTAATGGGACATAAACATAACAATCTGAAAAAACATATTTGTTTTGAATCTCTTGCGGTAAACAAGTAATATCATTTGTTTCTATTAACATATTTAAATAACTTTCTATTTCTTTTTCAGAATATTCGTTCTTTTTAAGCCACATCTTGACATTATTTTTTAAAGAATCGCCAATCTTATATCGTTCAATATCTCTTGCCTTTTTAGCACCATTAGATTGTTCACACTCAACAGTACAATATTTAAGAAAATTAAAACCAATTTTTATTTTTTCAATAGGTATACCAGCTTGAATCAACGCCATAGCATAGATTACTAACTGTCCTGCCTTTTCTTTTATCGTATTTCCAGAAAACTTTGTTGAAGTTTTAAAATCTATGATATTGATATTGCCATTTTCGTCTTTAAAACAACAATCTAAATATCCCTGAAACAAATTTTCACCTATTTTGACTGAAGCAAACTTTTCAATATTAGTTTTATATTCTATTGGCTTATGATGTTTAAAAAAATGTTTAAGATTATATTTATACTTTTCAGAAATACTTTTATTTTTCTTTTCATTATTTCTGTCAAATTTCAGATTAAGGACATCAATATTCATAGTCCAACCATCTTCAAAATCAGTTATCATATCATCATATTTAATCTGATTTGTATAATACTTTTCAAGTGCGGAATGACAAATACTGCCAAGTGGTGCATAGACACAATCTGTCCTATCTTCTGGAATATGTTTTATATATTTTAAGAAATATTCATATTTTGAAGTTATGAAAGTATTCATTTTACTCCAAGACCATATTCGCGAACAACCTTTTTTCTGCATTAAAGCTGTTAATTGCTCTTTTGATAATCTTGACATAAGTCACCTTCTTATTTATTATCATTCAATAAACCCATTTCTAAGTAAAGTTCATCAACTGTATTCTTTTTATGTTGTACGCAATTATATATTTTTTCCTCGATAGAATTATTAGCCTGAAGGATTATGTAAGTACATTTATTATTTTGACCTATACGATGTATGCGGTCTTGACTTTGTTTAAATTCTTCATAGCTAAAACTTAAAGAGTAATATATGTTGTAAGTGCAATTAACAAAAGTTAAACCCTTTCCAAGTAATTGTGGATGCGTAAACAGCAATTTAATTTCGCCATTTTTAAACTGTCTAATTATATCGTCACGATTCTTAGTCTTAGAAGTTAGCCCTACGCCTTTAAACTTATCAGCTAAAGTATTAATTTCGTGTTGAAACTGACACCATATTATAATTGGTTTATCACCAATTTCTTCAATTACCTCTTTTAATAATTTTTCTTTATTATTATCAAAATCAATTATTGTGTTATCCTTGTTAATCACAAAACCACTTGTTGCCTCACGAAGCTTCATTAATTTTGCTGTAAATTCAAATTTACTCCACTGATTAATATTTGTTTTAATATTATTGATAATATCGCCATAATATCGTTGCTGTTCTTTAGCCATATTAAATTTACGAATTTCAAAAATCTTTTCTGGCAAATCAACGCAATCATCTTTTTTCAAGAATATTGATTTATTTGCTAATTTTGCATAATATCTTTCTTTATCCTCGTCAGTTTGATACCAATAATGAGGATTAGACATATCTTGATGAAAATATTTCGCAAGAAACCCATAGTAATTATTACCAAACAACTCAGAATCAATAAATTTCATTTGTGGGAATATTTCGCTATTGTGATTTGGATTAGGACAACCACTAAGAATATATCTATGTGGTATTACCGTTGCCATTTCAAGAATATTCAATGTAATTTGACTTGTCATATTTTTCATTACAGAGCTTTCATCAACAATAAAACAATCAAAATTACTTTCAAGAATTTTATTTTTAAGTATTTTGAAACTCTCGTAATTCATTATATACATATCCGCAACAGAATTAAGTTTATTTACTCTGTCTTTTTTAGATTTACCGTGACAATTCACAATAATTTTATCAGGATAGAATTTATGACAATCTTCAATCCACGCAGTTTCAATTACCGACAACGGACAAAGTATTAAAGTCTTTTTAAAGTGTTTAGCAATCTCTAATCCCATTATTCCTTTGCCCGTACCTGTGTCTGAAAATATTCCATAGCTACCTTCATTCAGTGCAGTATTTACAACTTTTTTCTGATATTTATAAAGAAAAGAAGATAAGTTGTAGTTTGTCTTTTTGGGTGATTCTATTTTTATATTTTTTGAAATTAAACCTAATTCAACCAATTTATTCATTGCCGAATCTGGGAATTGCCATTTACCATTATGAAATTTTCTGCCTTCGATTGTTCGTATATAAGGTATTTGTTCAACTGGAATTGTCAACTCAATCAATCGATAATGTCACCTGCTTTCATCTCATCTGTAGCAAATCTCCATTTATATCCTTTAGAAGATAAACAAGGTTTTTTATATTTATTAGGATTTTCTGCATAATTACAACAAGCCGATATATTTGTAGAATTTTTTAAACCAACTTGTTTAGCTGCACTTTCAACAGACTCGTGTATCTTGATTATCTTATTTGTGTTTATATCAATTTGCACTACGGTTTTCTTTTGACCGTAACAACCGTGTAAAGTATGTAATCCTTTTACATATGCGTGCTTATTGTTATATGACCTGTCACACCATTCCAAATTCTCAGATTTATTATTAGTTTTGTTTCCGTCTATATGATTAACTTCTGTGTATTTATTTGGATTAAGATTATTACAAAAAGCATTTGCTACCAAACGGTGAACATATCTTGTATATGTTTTATTATTATAACTCAATTTAACACACATATAACCATTAGTGCTGTTTGTTTGCGATATAATCTTTGGAGTTGATAACTTCCAAGTTGTAAACTGATTGGAATAATCACCAATTCTTCTTATTTTACCCAAATTGCTTACTTGATATACATTTATAAATTCACTTATATCTTTCCAAACTTCATTTACATTCAATTATTTCCCTCTACTTCCACATTATTTTTAATTTTCTTAATTTCGGACTTTTTAACACCCAGTGCAACAAGCTCTGCTTCTAATTTTTTAATTTCTGATACAAGGTCTTTTTTCTTATTCTTTAATGCAGACTGTTCCTCTTTTTCTTTTTTTGCGGTTTCTTTATTTAATTCACCTATTGCCAACTGCTCTTTAAATCTTGCAATCATCTTTTCATAAGAATCTTCACAATCAAATATTGAATCATCCCATTTATCAAAAATTTCTTGTGCTGCTTTGTGAAATTCAGCATTTAATTCAATTCCAATGGCGTTTCTGCCACTTTCAATAGCTGCTCTATTTGTAGTTCCACTTCCTCCAAAAGGGTCAAGAACAATGTCATATGGTGCAGAATACAACTTGATTAAACGCCTACACAGTTCATATGCATAAGGAGTCATATGTTTTGCACCGCCAACAGAACTATTAGGAATTTTCCATACTCCTGATGCCCACTCTGCCCACTCAGATAAGGTAATATCAGAACCGCTTGTTTTTTCCATTTCTCCAGTCGTACTCTTTTTATAAACATAAACAAATCCAAAATTAGCAGCTATAATTGCATCTCTAACTTTAAGATTTCTATACCATAATGAGCCGTCAGAAATCATTGCTCTTTGAGGTGTATATTTTTCCCAACAAATCTCGCTCCAAAGACAAAAACCATTTTCAAGAAATATTTTATTTATATCTCCAGTTAATGACTCTTTACCACGCCTATTATCTCTGCCTAATGTGTAATTATAATCTTCGTATTGAATAACAAATTTGCCACCTTGTTTCAGAACTCTTTCACATTCTTTTATAACGAGTCCTAACAAGTAATAGTATTCTTCATAAGTTTCACAATTAGACAAATCGCAAGGGTCATTACTATACACTCTTAAATTATGATATGGAGGCGATGTAATAACCAAATCTACAGATTCGTTTGGTATTTTCTTTAATTCTTTAAGACAATCACCGTTTATCCACTTATTAACTAATTTCTTCATTTCTTATTTACTCTCCTTTAATTTTTTTAAGACTTAATTGTTTTTATTATTTTCTATTTGCCTTTCTACTAATATCTTTTCATTTTTATTAAGCCACTTTTGCCAAGAACCACAGTCGCCACAATAAAGTCCAGTATGACTTCCATTGCTTTTTATGAACAAATCTATACTTCCGCATTTATTACACGCAAAAATCTTCATTCTTTTAATCCTTTCAAATATTCTTTATGTTCTTTATCATCAAATTTAATTTTATATTTTATTAAAAACTGATATATTTTATTTAAAGCATCAGCAGGACTATCTTTCTTGCCGAGCAAATTCCATTTATCCCATATATAAGAAACATTTCTTATACCATAGAATTTACTACATATATTTCTTACTTCTTCAATAGGTATATCTTTATCAAGTGCGACTACAATGTCTACATTTAACCCTATCAATATTCTAACTTGTTCTTCTGATATTGTATGACCTGATAGTGCAACACAAGTGGAATCGTTTAGACTATCTCGCTTAATAACACTTTTTTCAGACTCAAAAATTACTACATATCCAGCTTTCTGAATTGATTCATAATTTTCATATAATCCAAATAAATTTAAACTTTTAGGATATGAAGGAGTTATAAGAAACTTTTTTATACCTAATTCCGAATAACACGGTATAACTGTTCTCATATTAGTTCCTAATAATTTGCCAGTCATCCAATGCCTCAAAGGAACTATAATTCTTTTCCGTTTATAAGAATAAGACAATCCAAACTTATCAGCACTCCAAGGCATCACACCTTCTTTGAACCAATTAATATGAAGTAATGGAACAAAATCATCTAATAAATCTTCATCTAAATAATTGATTTCATTAACATCGAAACCTTTCCCTCTTACACTATCTTTAATTCTCTTAAAAAGTTCGCAAGGGTTTTTAACTTTTATTTCGCTTTTTTTAGAATATCCATTATATTCTAATTCTAATATTTTATGTAAAAACTTTAATGCTTCTAAAAAAGAGTAATTCTTGTTATACTCTATTAAAGTTATAATATCTGAAGCTTTGTCAAAATTTTTACTGCGTGTCCAATTAACAACTTTAATATAATCATCATTGAATACATTTATAGCTGTTGGGTTATCACCATTATAATTAGAACAAGTGTAATAATTTTTTAAGGGGTGATATTTAATATTATGACAACCAATTTCTTGTAAAACAAATTCAATCTTATTATTTTCAACTATATATTTTTTTAAAGATATGGTATCTATTTCTATCACCCCTACTATTAAAAATCAGGTAAAACTTGAGTTATACCAATTTCATTGATAATGTTTCTGGATAAATCATGTTCTAAAACAATCTGATAAGCATTTGACGAACCTTCTCTGGTTTTTATCAAAAATAATATTTGATACCGCTTATTTTTATCAAGTTTTACCTCTATTTTGGTTTGTTTGTTTTTACCATCTAAGCGGTATACTTTTAACTCTTTATTTTCACCTGTATATTCATCATCGAACATATCACGAATCATAATACAAGTTGAAGTTGGGTCTATAATGTTTTTTGCCTGCCCTATATTATCCTGAGTATAGTATCGTTGACGAGCAGAACTTTTATTAAGCTGAAATGTAACCAATATATGAACATTTAAACTTTCAGATTTAACCGTATCAAAAATATCTACCATAGATTGTTGCATTGCAACCCAACTATTTTCACTTACCTTACCACTATCCATTTTGAAAGTATCAAGTAAAAAATATTTAACCCCCATATTTGCGAACTTTTTAATTACTTTAATGGCTTTTTGTGTTTGGTATCTATCAAAAGGAACGATTGTTATTAAATGATTTTTAGTATTTTCTTCTAACCACTTAGCAGATTTCAATATGGCATTTTTAACTTTCTCTGTATAACTACCATTACGAACTACATATTTTTGAATATCAAAATTAAAAATGTTATTACATATCCACACTAACAATTCTCTTTGCCATTTCCCTATATCATCTTCATTAAGCATAATAACTATTTTTTCATTATTTTTTATAATTTCTGGGATAGTAACTGTTCTACAGAAAGTTGATTTACCTACATTTGAAAGTCCTCCAACTAAAGTAACATAACCTAACATCTGCCCACCTGTTTCTTGTGTTAAAGTAGGTATATTATAATAAGGCATACCTACGAGCAAACCTTTGTCCATTTCATCAATAAATTCATAAATCTTATAACAAATATCATAAGATTTAATTTCAGAATCCACATTGATAAATGTATCATTAAGTAAGGCTTCAAATTCTGAATATATTTCTTCGGCTGTACAATCTACATAATGACTAAGATTATCTTTAACAGGAAAACCTTTCTTACATAATTCAATTACTACATTCCATTTTCTTAATTCGTCAACATATCCATTAAAATTTGAGGTTTGAACATATCCACAAGCACTTTCTATTGTGCCATAACCACCATATTCATCAAATTTTTCTTTCAATTTATTGTGTTTTTCAAGATACAAACCTACTGTTATATCATCAAGAACATCTTTGAACTCTCTCAATACAATATCATATGCAATTTGATAATACACACGCCATATATTGTGTGAAAACTCATTTATTTTCAAATTTACATTATGTATAAGATTGGGATTTTTATAAATACAAGAAACTATATTAGCTTCACAATTTACTTTATAATCTTTTACTTTTTTATAAGTTTCAATTTGTTCTTGCATAAATGGTGTTATTTTACAAATTTCGCCAGCCAACTAAACACCTCTTACCAAATATCATCAAAAATTTTGTTGTGATACTCTTTTGTTTTTTTTGTGTATTGAGATTGAAACTTTTCTATATCTAAACTTTTATATAACGCTTCATCTATAATTCCTTCCTTTTCTTTTAATCTTTTATCGTGAATTTTTATTATTTTATCTATTTCGACAATACGAGGTTTAACAATTTTTATTATATAATTGAATTTGTGCATATCACCATTAAAGTTTTTACTACTTATTGCATATTTTATTGTACTCAAACAGGACTTAAATGCCATATAAATTACACTATATGAATAAATAATCTTGCTGGTATATCCATTAGTAGCCAACTTTTCAAGTTTTATAACTATATTAGGAGGTAATTCTTCATTTTGATATGCAAAAATATCGGATTTTACAAAATTATAAAGTTTATTCCATTCTTGATTTTCCTTTTCTATAATTAATCACTCCTTACTTTATCTACAATACCAATCTTAGCGACTAATATTGTAGATAAGAGGATATTTTACTTAATCATTCTTCAATCATTGCAGCAATGACTTTCATAGTTTCTAAGTCTGCAATTTGCATAGGGTTCTTATATCCATATTCATTACACTTTTCAAGAATTGGTTTTACTACTGCCATATTGGTTTTATTTTCTGCAATGTATTCAACAATTTTAGATTTAAGTTCGTCAAGTTGTTTCTCAATTTTAGCATTGGCTTCCGCCTCTGCAATACGCTTTAAATTTTCAGCTTCTTCTTTATCATTCTCTTTTTTTCGCTCTTCTACAGTAACACCATTTTTATTAATTTCTGTTTTAATTGCATTAGTAATTGCTTCAATAAACTCATCAACATCTAAATTAATAGTTTCTTTGATATTTGAAAATCTTGAGCCTGAATCCACTACAAAAGAATCATCTCTAAACTTAATCTTTCTGGTTTCATCTTTGATAGTAGTCTTAATCTTTTCCTCTTTGGTAACAATATTCTTTTTGCCAGTTTTTTTCTTTTGCATTTCTCTGTCAAAATAAGCTAAGCAAAGGAAATGAATATTCTTTTTTAGAGCATTAAAGTAATTTTGCTGTTGGTCGGAAGTAAGTACCTGATATGTTTCATCATTATAAATATCATTAATTTCTTTAGTTTTAACATGACCAATCCACCATACTTTAACACCAACACTTTCAAGCCTATCAACTTGTTCAAACATTAAATCTGTAACCTTTTTACCAGAATCAAAGCCCCAAGCTTGATTAAGTGTTTCTGCTCTTTTGTTTGGATTTTTTCTATTCCAAAGTTCAATAGCTCTTGAAATAGCCAGTGAAATATATTGGTCATATGTATCAATAAAAACGACTCTAAGATTTGGATAATCTTCAGTTTTATTTTCTACAATATCATCAACAAACTCTACCCAATTATCCCAAGTTGGAATGTTTTCTGCAACGATTCCCTCGATTGCGTCAGCACCATGTTCTCTAAAAAGTTCTGCGAAAATATATCCATCTTCGCCGACCAGCTTTTCAGCAACTTCGTAAAGAAGTGTAGTCTTGCCTATTTTGGGTTCCCCTAACATCATAAGAGAATAATTAAAAGGGTCCACTTTCACATGATTTTTCTTTCCAAATTTTCTTGCCATATTATTTTACCTCTTTCTATATTTTGCTGCTTTGACTTGTTGTTATTAAACTTAATCTACTATATATAGTATAATAAAATAATTATAAATACCATATATAGGTAAAATTCACTTATAAAATTAGAATTTTAAATTATTAGAATTTTTACTTAAATTTCATCAAGCCAAGACATATCATCTTCGGAACTTTCTGTCTCATTATCAGATTTAGAACTATCTATGATATTATCAAGATTAGTCTTATCTGCTACTTCATTTGCACTGTTTACTATCTTAGGAATGTCAATATACAAATCTTCGTCAGTATATCTTTCTTCAAATCTCTGTACAATATCAGTTGTTGTGCCATCATCATTGTATCTTTTACGAATATAAGGTCTGATAAGAACCATTCTTTTTTCATTCTTACCATTTGTAGCACAACGCTTCAAAGCTTCTTCCTCTGTATAACAACCAATATTTATAAGTTCCTTAATATCATCTGGAATATCATCAACAGTTGGCATTACAGTAGCTCCGCCTTCGATAAACATTCCTTCAAAAGTAATCTGTGTATAACCTTTCTTTACCTTAAACAAAACATTAAAAGTTTTTCTTGTTAAAGCCTCATTGGAAAAGTCCATTTTAAATTCAAATGTTTTTGTATATGGATAATTTCCTCTATACTCTACTCCATTTATCTCTTTTACATAATCGAGAACTTTAGCATCTACATACATAATGCCTTTATCCTTATCAATATTTTTCAAACTTGCTGATTCCTTATCTATAAGAACAGACTGCCTAAAAGTTGCCTTAAAATCATTTTCACTTTCAACACTACTCAAAACAATGCTCTTGATATTTTTCTTAACTTGCACATTGCCTTGATACTCACTATATTGAAGGTCACCAGTAACTCTTACTATCATTCCATTAACAATATGTTCTTTTATGTAAGCAATAGCATCATATGTACTAAGAAAATTCTTATAAAATGTTTTACCTTTATTTTCTCCCTCGACTACCTTTTCCAAACCCACGCAGTAAAATTGGTCGTTTCCGACAGTAGCAAGAATATCTTCGTTAAATCTATCTTCCCATGCAATTACTATACTCTTTGTATAATCTGTTCTATCTGGATTTTCTTCATCTTTACCTTTTGTACGAATAACATTATCTGTCCTCTGTTTATCATAGCCACCCATCATTGATGTGTAAATTACGCCATACTTTTCACCACAATCAATACCAAGATTCAAAGAGTTGTAAACCCAATTCGATTTCTTAGATTGAGCAACAATCTCAAATGAATTATCTCTAACAATAGCCTTGCCAACCAAAGTAAATGTTGATACCCAATCTTTTTTCTTGATGTTATTTTTTGTATTTGTTGCCATTTAAACAACCACCTTTCTGAAATTCTGTACGAAAAATCGTACACTATATATATCTGTTTTTTGAAGTATGAATTATAAGTTTGAAATGAAATTTTTTAAATATTTTTTATTCCATTAAATAAAATTCAGAAACATAATTTATTAAATCTTTCATTGTAAATAAAACTTTATTACAACATTCTTTCAGCCAAGGATGTACATCAGTGTAATATTTATTTTCACATAAGCCTATTATTGGTATATTGTTTTCTTTAGCACACATTAACTCCATAGATGTACCTATGCTGTCAGGATTATTGAAATTTACAACAACTAAATCTGAACCTTTTAATCTCCATAAATCATATTCCATCACCTCTCTTTCTGTGTCATGTTGAGGGTACGAAAAATTATAGTAATCAACAGGATTTATTACAGTTAAACTTTTTGCCGAGGTTTTAAGTAGTTCTTGTTTAATTTTTATTCGCCAATCTGTCATCGCTTTAAAAGTCAACCCTGTCATAGCACCAGCAAGATATATTGTAAAATTATTCATAATTACCTCTTAACTAATTTTTTAATTTTATTTATATATTGCTCCCTCAAAAGCAAATCATCTATCAAATAATCTACATTTTTGCCAACAATATCAGTTTGAATTTTTCCTATATCTTTAAATCCTTCATCAAGAAATCTTTGATATTCACGCATCCAACCACCTTTTCTTGTACTGACTATTTCTATATAATTTTCTTTATTCTTTAAAACTATAAAAGTTTTCATCTTCAAATCCTTCCTAAATTCTATTAAGTTTCATTATTGTATTCAAAAACATTTCCAATAACCTCAATTTCAACATTTATTCCATCACCGTTTGCTCTTATTGGATAACAAATTTTATCTTTATAGTCTATAACCATATAAGAAGCAATTTGAGAAACATAACTCACTATACCCTGAACAGTTTTAGAATCAAGCTTATATTTTACCTCATCTCCCTCAAAGATAAGACGGTTATTTACATCGGGAGTTTCAATGCAATTTTGAAAAACATATCTATTTGCAGACAACACTCTTAAATAAGATTTTAAAAAGCCACAATTATACTTAAATATCACATCGTCACTACCAAGAAATACATCGTCATATAAAAATTTCTTTTTCTTTTTATCATATACCCTAAACATTAATTTCTCCTTTTAAAATCTTTATCGGTAAGACTTACACATTTAATAAGCTCATTTATAAACATATCAATATTAGATTCGGTAATAGAATTATCATTTGGTAATGAAATTCTTATTGTTTTAAGTGCTTGTTCATCTGTAAGCCCTATTGCTTTTAATGTAGCCGAAGGCTTATTGCTATGTGAATTGCAAGCCGAACCTGTTGAAATATAAATATTTGCCATATCCAACATATAAACCAAGCTTTCACCTGTTATATTATGATTAAATGTAATATTTATAATGTTAGATACTGATTTTTCAGGTGTGTTTACTGTACAATCAAAATTTTCTTTTAGTTGTTGTATTAAATATTTCTTTACACTATCAACATACTCATTTTGTTTTATTACAGTTTTTCTTGCCAATTTAGCAGCTTTACCTAAACCAATTATATATGGCACATTTTCAGTACCCCCACGCATACCGTTCTCTTGACTTCCACATATTAGTGGTGTAATTTCTATTCCATTTTTTATGTAAAGAAAACCTATTCCTTTTGGTGTGCCTATTTTATGACCGCTAAAACTCATCATATCTACATTTAAATCTTTAACATCTATTGAAATATGTCCATATGCTTGTACAGCATCACAATGAAAAACTGCATTGTATTTATGTGCTGTTTCAGCCAATTCTTTAATATTTTGAATTGTTCCTAATTCTGAATTTACATATTGAACACTTATCAAGCTTGGATAAGGTACTTCGTTAGTATTATAATAATTAACTTCTTTAATCTCATTTATTAGTGTTTCACTATCAACAAACCCTTGTTTATTAACAGGAATTTTAAAACCAAAAATATGTTTAAACTTATCTTGCTTTTCGATATTTAACATTGTTGATGTAATTGATTTATGTTCTGTCTTTGAATAAAAACAATAAACTGTTTTTTCTGTCTGTATCTGTTTATCAAAAAAACCTCTTAGAGCCCAAGTATTGGCTTCACTTCCACTGCTTGTGAAATAAATTTCATTAGGTTCTGCGTTAATAGATTGAGCAACATATTCTCTTGCTTTTTCTATTTTCTCTTTTACACATTTTGCAGAAGAATAAAGAGAAGATGGGTTATAATAATCTTGAAAACTTTTGATTATTGCATTTAACACTGGTAGATTAGGTTTTGTTGTTGCAGCGTTATCTAAATATAACATTCAATATCACCTTTATTCACTTGCTTTAAAATTATATATTGGTTTAATTATTTTAATAACATCTATTGTGTCTTTTATATTTTCAAGTATTTCATCTAAAGATTTATAGACCATAGGACTTTCATCTAAAGTAGACATACTAACCGATGTAGTATAAATTCCTTTCATAGATTGTTGAAAATCACCCAATGACACGGTTTCTCTTGCCTTAGAGCGACTCATAATTCTTCCAGCTCCATGTGGTGCAGATTGATTCCAATCGTCATTACCTTTGCCAATCCCAATAATGCAGCCATCTCTCATATTGATAGGTATTAACAACCTTTCATTTTCTTTTGCAGAAATTGCACCTTTACGAACCATATTGGAACCAAATTCGATATAATTATGAATAGTTTCAAAGCTTCGAATATCATTCCAATTCATCGCCGAGAGAATTACCTTTACTATTTCTCCTCTATTTCTTACTGCAAACTGCTGACAAATCTCCATATCATGCAAGTATTGCTCCCTATATTTTCCTGTCAAGTAGCACAATTCTTTTGGAATATCGAGCGGATTATGCTGAAACTTCCTATGAAGCTCTTTAATAGCTTTTTCAATTTCTCTTTTTCTGCCCTGAACTTTATAATCTGCAATGATTTTTTCTTGCATTTTCAACAGAATGTCTTTGCCTTGCATGATTTCTATCGCAAGTTTCTGATAATATTCGGCGACCTGCTTGCCTAAGTTTCTGCTTCCACTATGGATGATGAGATATTTATTGTCATCTTCGTCAGTATCGACCTCTATAAAATGATTTCCTCCACCCAGAGTACCAATACTTTTTTCAAGCCTCTTAGTATCTTTTAGCTCACGATAACAATATAAATCCTGCAACTCATCAAATTTTACAACTCTGTTGTTATGAACATTTCTACCGCTTGGAATCTTTTCTCTGATTACTTTGTCTAATTCATCAAAGTTTACATCAATCTTTCCAAGTTCAACTGTGAGCATACCACATCCTATATCAACACCAACAATGTTTGGGATAACTTTATCTCCTAAATCCGCAGTAAACCCAATTACACATCCTGCCCCAGCATGGACATCTGGCATAATTCTAACTTTACAATTTGAAAACGCTGGTTGTTTCACTAATGTATATATTTGATTTAAAGCTGTTAATTCAATATTATTTGTAAATATTTTTAAATCATATGCCATTTTATTAACCTCTTTTAGTATGAAATTTCTAAATCTATTTTCAAACCACTTGTTAAAGTTTGAATCATCTGAAGAACATCGTTATTGTCAAATACAGTAAATAAGTCTGTTTCACGATATTCTCTTATGTTCCAATCAAAATCAAAAACTTCTCCTTGATGTGGAATAATTTCTCTCGCCCCAAAATCACCATCAGTTACCATTACATCACTTGTTAATATATCTGGCTTATATTCAGCAAAAACGATTCCACCTTCTGGATATTCGTACATTAACTTTTCAAACTCTTTTTTATTTAAAATTTTCATATCAATACCTCTTTATTTTTTCACATTATTCTCTATAATTATTATATATTTCAAGCACCCAATAATAGCCATATTTTTCTATTTCAAAAGCTTCTGCTCGTCTAAACACAAACCCTTCGAACATATTATTCTCAACCTTTTCAATATCTTCAAAAAAATCAACTAATTCTTGAATAACAACAATCATAATATAATAGCAATTATGTCTTTCATCATACTTAAAATAAGCCGATATATTTTTCTTTTCAGGCTCTTCTGGATAAGGAACTTCAGGATTGCTTATTGATTTAATTAAAATTTTCATATTGATACTCCTTTAATTTTTTATTATTCTTTATAATTACAAACTAAACAAAGTTTCCAAATAGCTTTTGCCGTTTCTTTTACTATTAAGCCATTCTATATTTTCATCTGTCGCATCATCACGAGATAAAAATTTATTCCCATTTGATGCAACATAAAATATCATATCGTCATATTGTTCTTCTATAACAATGATTTTAGCAAGCTTTTCTATTGGTAAACTTTTTATGTATTCTCTGTTTGTCATTTTGTCCTCCAATTATTTATATATCTTTAGCTCTTTTATTCCATTTTGAAACCACTGTGTCATATCCATTAATAATAAATTTTGGTTGACCCATTACTAATTGAAATTGTGATTCACAACTAAATCCTATATTACATTTTTCACATTTCAATGTATAAAGAACTTTAAAAATACCCTCGGAAGAATGGTTAGGTTTCGATTGAGTTATATTTGGCATATTACCACAGAATGGACAAGATTTTAAATTATCATTCATTATTTTATTCCCCTTTATAAAGCATAGGTTTACCATCTGCATCAACAAGCAATGTAAAGTCGCCACGGTTATAACCACTATTTGATACAACATACATAACTTTAGTCTTATTATGATAAACAATGTTCCAATTTTCTGCTTGCTCAACGGTTATAAACATAGAGTTTCCATAGTAACAACTTTCCTCTTGAAGAATATCATCATCACATCCGACTAAAGTTATTAATAATCCTAAACTAATAACTAATGCTATTACTTTCTTTCTCATTTATTGTTCTCCTTTTGAATCGCTTTTACGCAATCACTACAGTAACAGCCATTGTAGCCTTCAATTTTAAATAAAAATGAATACCAAATACGATTCCAACCTTTAAGTTCATAGCAACGCTTGCAAGTACCTAATCCTTCTCCAATACAGCGAGTTACTTTAAGTAACCTCTTATTATTTGTTTTATCCATTAAATTTTTCTCCTTATATTTATTTTCTAAAACCATTTTTTATTTTGTTGAATATTTCTGCTTTTCTAAATATTCAACAGGTACTTCTTTTGTCAACCAAACTCCGTTTTTCGACAAATAAAAATCATATCCATCTTCTTTCATTTTTTCGCTTAATATTTTATATACAACAGACTTTCCGTGTCTTTTACCGACTATAACAGCCGTATCTATATCCTTTGATAAATGAACATACAGTCTGCTTTTTGAAATAATTCCAATTTTATCAATAGAACCTGTATATTTTTCGCCTGTTCCATGCCAAAGAAATTCGGGAGGAACAGCCTTTTCCAGTTCAACATCGACTGGAATTGAATGTCCCTGATTTGCTCTAATTAAGGTCTTATCTTCATTGAACGAATAACGCTGTTTATTGTCAGTACGAACGATTTCTTCAAGCATATCCATATCAAACTTTTGTGTTTTGCTGATTCCTAATATCAGCTTATCTACATTTGCCCAGCCATGTTCGTCCAGCTTAATTCCAATAGTTTCGGGTTTATGTCGTAGAATAAGACTTATAAATTTACTTGTACTTTTCAAATCCAAATATAACACCTCTTTAAATTTTTCCTTTCGGTTTTATTACCGTTTTATATACAATTTCAATTATATAAATTTGATTTTTATAATTATCATACTGAATAATCAAATTACCATTTTTAAGAATATGAATGTTCCAATGTTTCTGCTCTCTTGCAAACTTTTTCAATTTTTCAACTTCTGTTTTAGTTGAAATTGGTGATTCATATTTTTCAGGTGGATAAATATATCCTTGTGGATAGTAAGTAACCAATTTGCAAATAGGCACTCTTTGTTTATGCTTCATTTTCCACATCTCCTACAATTTCAAACCCATAGTTGATATTATCTTCCATAAATTCACGAGCAAATTCATTTAAATCATCTTCTGAAGTACCATTTGGAACATCTATATAATCAATATGTTCACAATCCACAAACCCTGTATCAACCCATAATTTCACTTTCATTTGCATACCTCTTTAAAATTATTCTTTTATTCTATTATCTTATGATTAGCCTTAATTTCTTGAAGTGCATTAATTGCCGATTTCTTATCAAAAAAACACAATCCTATCTATTTCATCCCAACGATAACCTTCATATCTAAAAGGAAACATTATCGAAACATATTTCCCTATATTAAAACCTGATATTATACCTTCCTCAATCTCATACCTATCATTCCAATCCCCTATAACCCAAGCCGCAGCACCTTGATGTATTTTTTTATAAGTTGGATTTTGATTTAAAGATTCAGCGTATCTCTTGCCCAATTCAATTAATATATCATCTTTAACACCATCAAGAGTTGTTGAAGAATCTGCCTTAATTACATTATAAGCATTTAAAAGTTCTGTATTACTTGATTTAGAATATCCCTGCGTTACAACCTTTAAAACCTTTTCTAAGCTAAAAGAATCATTTTTATTCATTTTATATTACACTCCTTTGAAATATTTACACTTTATATATATCTGTTTTTTGATACCTAAATTATTACCTTAAAACAAATTTTATTAATCATCTATTTTTAAATCAGGCGTAATATATATAATATATTTGATAATATTACTCATACCATCAAGTACACCTTTAGCATAACTTTCAGATTTAACACACTTAGGCTTTTCAGGTATCATATTCGCCGACATTTTACCTTGAAGCTGTGTGAGATGTTTAATTAAATTTGCCTTATTAAGATATTCATTGCTTTCAATTTTATTAATCATATTATTTCTCCTTTATTTAAATAAATCTGATAATACTCTTGGCTTATATTTTCTATTATCCATATTTTTTATCATATCTTGAATTTCAGACAAAGATTGAGTATTTATATTACACTTAACAAGATGTTTTATTATAGATAATTCGTCTTTAATCACCCTTCTTCGTTTTAATCTGTATTGAAGCATTTTATACATAAGCCAACCTTGATAAGCATTGAGATTATTCAATTCTATATAATGATAAATATCACTTATTTCTTTATCTACTTCACTTTGTAAATCGAGCAACTCTTGTTTACGCTTTCTTAAATCTTTAAGGGTATCTGAAAACAAATTAACATCTTTCTTGATTTTATCTAACTCATTTTCTCTTATAGGTGTAGAAATCTCCTGCTTAATCTTATCTATATTTAAATTCTTACAAGTTGAATTATTATTATCGGATATATACTTATCTTTATTAGCCTTGCCAGATACAATATAATCAACAGTATCTTTTAATTCATCATTGTTCATCTCAACTTCTATTATGTAAAAATTATCTCTTAGGTTTTTGCTTAAAGAATTTCTTAAAACATTTTCAATCCTGTTATATTCAATCCATTTACAACCCCATCTTTTATTACCAATGCTAACAAATTTACCATTAAATTTATCTTTGGAAATATAATAGCCTTTTCCATTTGTAAGCATATATCCAATCATTTTAAAACACTCCTTTTATTTATTTATTATTATTTTATACTATATAGTGTTGTTAAAAAACAACTTGATTATATAGTATAAAATAAAGAAATTTATTACTTCTTTTATTAAAGAAATAAGTAATAAGAATATTATAAAAAACCATTAAATATAACACCTATTGCTTTGATATGTGTTTTATTTAATTACTCTTCTAAAAGTTCTGGATTGTCAAAGATGTTGCCAATAACTTCAATATCTCTTGAATGATATTGTCTGCCTAATCCCTCATAGATTGAATCATACACAATTCCAAACTCAGTTTCGTTTGTGTCATACTCAACAACACCATAGCTTTCACTGTCAGAACGGTCTGGAAAATCAACAATATCACCCTCAAAAATCTTATTGCCGTTCTTGTCATTCAAGCCTGTGTATTGCCCAACTGTTTTACTGTCAACATCTATTAATTCCCATCCGTTATTTGTTGTTCTATAAATTCTTGTGCAGATTTTACCAAAACTTTTCTTTTCTCTAATCAAGTCACCATAAACCCATTTATTATCTTCTATGCTTTTTCCTCTAAATAATATTTCTCTCATTTCGTACATCCTCCAAATCAATTTGTACCTTTGCAAGTTCACAAGCTAACTTGTATGCTTTAGCGTGTTTGTTTTCACCGTGGGTTGCATTGACAGCTTCTAAAAATCTATCGATTGTACCACTAAAACACCCACACTTTACACGGATATTGTTGTCCTTAGTTTTAAAAAATGTTGTAACATCATTACGGCTACCTATAGGTGATATGCATAAAACATCATTAACCTTACTTATTTTTGCGTTGTCACCAACCTTTGCACTGTCACCAACCTTTGCGTTGTCACCAACCTTTGCGTTGCCACCAACCTTTGCGTTGCCATAAATCTCGGTGTTATCATAAACCAATGCGTTGCCACAAACCAATGCGTTATCATAAACCAATGCGTTATCACAAACCAATGCGTTGTCACCAACCTTTGCGTTGCCACAAACCAATGCGTTATCATAAACCAATGCGTTGCCACAAACCAATGCACTGCCATAAACCTTTGCACTGCCATAAATCCAGCATATGCCTTTTTGAGAGAGATTTTCTTCTTTTTCAATATAACCGCCAATATCTCCAGCTTTTACATTTCCAAAATCCTTTAATGCTCTTATATGGTAAAGCGTATGGTTACCTATTCTAATACTGTCCTCGTAAAGCATTTCATATTTATTCATTTTTAATCCTCCAATTTTTTTATTGTAAATTCCAATAAGTTTACAAGTGCTTCTACTTCAAAATTATTAAGTTTCTTAATTCTGATAATCAAGCCAAATAAATCTTCGCTAATTTTTCTGATTTTGTAGTATTCCTCAAAATTATTCATATTTACTAAGCCTCATCTATCTACCAAAACGGAAGATTTTAAAATACAAAACGGACGAACCCCATCGCAACAGCCACAGCCATCCCAATCCAGAATGCCATTGGAATAGACACAGCAAACGTCACGAGCGTAATCTTCATCGTCATAAGTAACTCTGGTAGCAGTCCACCACCAATCTCCATATGCCTTCAGGAACTCTCTGTAACGGCGATAGTTCTCGGTAGTGATAATAGCAACATTATCACAGCAAGTTTTACCCTTTCCAGTGCCATCATCTGCGACCAACTTAACGGTATGCTTTACAATATTTTCAGCACCAACAGCAGCAACCAATTCATTGTAAAACTCCCCATTGCAATACTTACGAACATCACTGGTAAGATAACTTCCAGATTCGCCAAACTTCATTTTTTTGGCGAAATCCTTGGTGATAACTGCGGTAGTTTCTTCTGCGTGTCCAAGAACAATGTATTCACGATTACCAATTTTCACAACTGAACCAAGTTGTGCTTCGCCAAGAGGAAAACGCTTATCCTCTGTTAAAGTTATTGTACAACTGCCATCATCACTTTTATCACAAGTGACCTTTACATTTGGGATATTATTAATAACATTAATTTTCATATTAAAACCTCTTTATAATTTAGTAATTATTTAAGCTTGCTTGCAATGTCTATACTCAAATATCTATAATCTTTTGCTTGTTTCATTTCTTTGCGAATTTCTTTTAAAATGCGAGAAACATTTTTATTTCTAATTCTTTTAGAACTACCATACCTAACAAGATGTTTAACACGATTCTGAGGATATAATTCAATAAACAAACTCATAATATTATCTTTCATTTTATCTATATCTTTCATTTTATCTATGTTTTTCATATATTTACTCCGTCAAAAAATCTCTCAAACTGTTATAAATATCATTCTCACTTTCAATCCACAGTTCTTTCCAAGTTATGGCATAGAGTGAACCGATAAGACTTCGTGCATTAACTCTGCATTGCGTACAGCCATCAGTACCTACTAATTCAATTTTTCCTTTGAGATTTGTTATTACATTTAAAAACTTAAAAACATCACTTTCAGTATCTAATCTAATTTTAAACCTTGACATAATACATTACCCCTCTTTTCCTTCATCTTTTAGCTTCAATATGTATTGCCCATAAGAGAGATGTGATTTCCCATTCTTGTATCTTTCTTCATTTGTATTTTTTAATTCTTCTAAAATTTCATCTATTGACTTAATATTTTCTTTATATTTAACTACTGTTCCCTTATTCTTTTGCCTATTTCTGAATTGAGCTTGTTGTTCAAGATATGCAGCTCTTTTGCAATCATATGAACAATATTTTTGCATATGTGTATCTGCTACAAAAGACAAATCACACCATTTGCACCTCTTTTCATATTTATTTTGTTGCACTACAAACACCTCCTTCATTACACACTTTAATAACATCTCTATGCTTTGCATAGTAATATACATTTTTCATACCGTCTAAAGTAAATATATCTACTACTGTGACTATGCCTTTACTTTTCTTACTCTGCACCACAACTATATCATTTACTTTAACATCAATAGAGTCTTTAACTTTCCAAATATAAAGTTTATCGCAACTTTTAAACTTTCCATATATGTATTTATGCTGTGAATACAAACTATCTTCAAAGATAAAGGGTATGGTTTTATATCCTAATTCTTTCGCAACTAAATACCTAATATAACCATCGACCAGTAAACTACCTTTGCCATTTTCTCTAATAACAATAGGTTTATCTATATGACCGTTCTTCTGACAATAATTTCTTATTTTTTCTATTTTATTCTTTTTTGGTTTAGAATCTGTAAAAGCTTTTGGTATTTTGATTGTGTCTATATTTATAAAGTCCATTTTAAAATCTCCTTTTCTACAATTAAACTGTTTTTATCTAAAAAGAAAGCGTTGGTTATCAGCAACATTTGATAAGAAATTTGAAAAAGTATATGTTTGTGAAACGCTACGCTTTTTAGATTTCACTTTTCTAACTTTTACTTTTGTTTTCTGAAGTTTATCAACATTAAGCTGATTAAATAATTCTTCATAATCTGGTTCAGTATCCTCTTTTTCAAATACACTACCAATAATTTCAATATTAGAATACATATCGCAATTCATTAAGAATTTTTGCACATCACCCTCTCTAACATTTGGCAATTTAATTGAATTACCTTCTTTTGTAAAAAGTGTTACATTATATAGCATTTAAATTCCTCCTGATTTAAACATTATTAAAGTTTATCCACATTTTTTTAAGTCTTTTTTTTCTTTGGCATACATATGATTGCGTACAACCAATTTTATGTGCTATATTGTTCTGATTTTCATTCGCTAATAATCCATCAATGATAGTTTTATCCTTTGGTGCAAGGGTTTTAAGATATTCTTCAAATGTGATTTTATTGATAATATCATCTTCAAAAGATATTCTATTCATTACAGCTTGAGAGAAAAATTTATCCTGAATTTCAGCTAAAGATAGACTTTCCTTGTTGTTTGTTAAAGGTTCGTCTAAAGGAAGTGTTTTATATTTCTTTCCACGCTTTTGAGTATTACGCTTCCTATTATCCATTATTATTGCTGTTTTCATTTTCATACACGCAAAGGGTATAAAAGCCCCTTTATCTTCATCATATTGCATAGCTGATTCGCAAAGAGCAATAGCCAATAAATCATAATGTTCAGATAAAGTTATAGTTTTATAATCATTAATAAATTTATTTATTAAATAATGATATTTTTCTACCATTTTTTTCTGATATTCATTTAAAGATGGCATTTACACTACTCCTTTATACAACCGCACACACTTTGTATATAACATTTTGTATTTCAAAACTTATTTCAAACTCATTATCAGCAAATTGTTTGAATCCATATTCTTTTATTTCGGAAAAAGGTATAGAAACAATCCTTGTTTTATGACGATTTCCATTAGAAATAATTAAATTGTCTTGTTTATATTCACTTATTAAATTCTTACCAAGAGTTCTGGTTAAAAGCATAAAAGGATTTTCTAAGTAAATTTCAATAATAGCCTTCTTTAAAATTGTGTTTTTAAATACTTTTTCAAAAGCTGGAATAGTCTTTTTGCAATTTGATTCTTGATTATTACCTTTAAAAAGTGTCATCATACATCACCTCCATTCAAAATTCTTATAATATCCTCTCTGCCTAATCTTTTTATTGGTTTAATTTTGTTTGTTACACATTTACTGGTACTTGTTTTGATAATTTTATCTCCAACTTCACAAATATATATAGCTATATCTTTATCTATAGCACCAGAGTAATAGTTGAAAATTTCAAATAAATTGGTACAATAATGATAACCCCTTTCGCAAGGCATAATTTCATCTATTTCTTCCGACCATTCATTTTCCTTAAATAAATAACCTCTGCAAACCAAACCTCGTTCTGTTATATTAAATGCTTTATATATCGCAGGTTTTGATTTGAGTTGCGTATTGCCAAAACAATCAAATCCTATGCGTTCTAAATTTTTTGAAACTTTTATAGTAGATAATTTTGTACAATTCTTGAAAGCCCTTCCGTATAAATCAACAACACTATCAGGAATTTTTATACTATGCATTTTACTATCAGCAAAACCCCAAGCACTTATACCTATAACTGGCTTCCCGTCTATTTCGTTCGGAATAATAATTTTGCTATTTGAGTTACACAAATTTTCGATTATTACATTACCCTTAATAACCTCATATGCAAAACCTTCAAACTTCTTCATTTTAAAATCTCCTTTTTATTTAAATATTCTTATTGCTTATTTACTTATATGATGATATAATGTAAAATGGTATATTTTATACTTATTTATAAAATTTTATAAAACATTATAAACAATCTACAATTACATCAATTATCCAACTTATATGATTTCTATTTATATTTCATCTACCCAAGAGTAATCATCTGCATCACTCTGAGCTACGCTAACACTTACCAATTTTGTATTTTTCTTTTCTCCGATTACACCAGCCTTTCTTAATCTCTCAAATAACCATTTTTGTCCTTTGCCCGTAACCCTTGTTGCAAAGCCACCTTTGCCCCAATGATTAAGAACTGGAATATATTCAAAATATTTCTTATACATTTGATAAGGTTCATTAGTTCTCATCAAAATCTTCTGCTGTCTTAACCAAAGAAGAATTGTATTTCTTCCAATCGTTTTACCAGTTTCCTTACTTACCATTTTCGCAAATTGGCTCATTGAAATAGTTCCTTTGCTTGCTGTGATACCTTCTGCAAAGTCAACTTTTGGTTGATTTTCTTGAATAATATTTTCCTTTTTAGTATTCTCGGCTTCAAGTGCTTTATTTTCGGCTTTAAGAAGTAAATTCTTATTTTTTAATTCTTCCAATTTCTTGTTTGTCATCAATAATGCTCTTGCTATAACCACATCGGGTGTGTTCCACTGTTCCTCAATGCTTATAAAGTACTGTCTGAACATCTTGCCCTTTTCGGAGCGTTGAAGCATACATATTTCTTTTGCCATAGGGATTGTAAGTTGGTGGTCTGTGCTTGGTCTGCCTCCTGTACTTTCGCTCAAAAATGAGCAAAAGTCTTTTCCCTCTTCAAAACCATAATCGCACATTCTTGGAAACCAGTCCTTATAAGCGGTCTTAACTTCCAAAGCCTTGTGCAAATCTCTGCCGAGTACTGTCGGCTGTTCGCTGTCATAGTTAATTTTGATAATTTCGTTCATATTTGAACTCCTTTCATTTTCCTGTGATAAATTCAAAACACTTAATTCCTTATTTTCATAAAGTTCTGGAATTACATTTTGAATTATCCAATCTCTTGCGTTCTTACCTCTTTGTGACTTAACATTATAAATAAGACTATAAACACCATTCTTATTTACAACCACCATTTTTGAATACCAAAAGAAGTATTAATCAAACAATGTTTTCTGTCTTTTTTGTCAACATGGGCTATTATAGTATTTCTTGTATTTACATATCCTAAGAACTCTCCTAAGTCTTTGCTTATAAGAAAGAACTCATTATCAATACACACAACTTCCTGACGAATTTTATCCGAGAAATCGCTTTTATCAATAAGTGGATAAATCACCGCAAAATCAACCTTATCATTGATTTTGGTTTCAGCACC